TCACCCGTCAAATTTGAGATTTTGAAAAATGTTTTTGACCTGATGGTCATTCTTTTCTTTTAAGCTTTCTATTTGATGAGCGTAAACTTTGAGTGTGATGTTGAGATTTTCGTGCCCCAACAGCTTGGATACTGATATTAAATCAACACCCTGTGCTATCAAATAAGAAGCGTAAGTATGTCTTAGCGAGTGATTGGTTAGATTTCTGCCAGTCACTCTTTTTATAACTTTGTTCGTTGCATTATTTGACGCTCCAAAGCATATACGATCGAGTTTATTATCCTGATAATAGTTGCTCTTAAAATTCCTTAGTAGCTCAAGGCTATTTTTATCAATCGGTACCTTCCTGATGGACTGCTCGTTTTTGGTCGGACCAAAATTTTGAGAAATTGAATAATCAAAAGTTTTATTAATATCGATATAGCCATTATCAAAATCGATGTCTTTCCAAGTCAACCCTTGAACTTCTGCAAACCGTAAACCAGTGACGGCTATGATATACGTTGTCAGGTATGATGGGTACTTGACTTTGCTTTTGGCAACCTTGATAAAGGTGAGGTATTCTGATTCTTCCATGAATTTCTCTGACTCTTCTTTGGCGGGTTTTTGCGATCTAACGATGGCCCCATCGGCAAAATTATCCCTAATAATGCCATCACGAATGGCCATTTTACAAGCACCCTTGATTTGATAATGAAATTTATCCAGAGTTTGTTGGGCTACTTTTTCGCCAAAGTCATTAAGGACTTGCTGATAAAAGGTGTGTGTGATACTCTTGAGCTTCCGAGTCCCAAAATAATGTTCGATGTGCTTAAAATTTTTGGTGTATGTCTGCCACGTCTTTGCGGTAATGTGAGGCTTTTTATATATGTCTGCCCAACGCCTGTTGTAGTCTAAAACAGTAATATCTAAAAGGTCAGCAGTCATCGTGTTTAAATCAATTTCTGCTTGCTGAGCAGCGACTTTTGCAAGTGTTTTTGTTTTAAATCCACGTTTTGATTTTTCTCTTTTTTTACCTTGACTGTCACGATAGGTGATGCGATACTCCCACCCAGAACCTAATTTTCGATAAAATGCCATTGTTTTCACCTCATTTTTCTGTTAAAATGGGTACAAGAAAACGAGCCATTTAATGCTTGTTTCTTATACATCTACCCTATGCTCGGACCGTCCAAAGTTGAGTGTAGGGATTTTTGAGATTATATATGTATAAAAATATGTTACAATATATTCAACCAGTAGATGGAGTTGACACTATGGAAAACTTAAGAAAATTTAATGGAAGAAAAATATCTTATATTTTTTTACAATTTATAGTTAACTTATCAATATTTTTATTAATTTGGTCGATTACTTTAAGATTAACTGACTTCATTAATAATATAATGATTCAATTTGCTATCTCACTATTATCTGCAATATTATTAAAATATCAAATTAAGTATGTATCAAAATGATTCATACTTTTTTAGTGTGACTACAAAATTTTATAGTTGCTCATCTTCGATTACTGAATTTAAAGCATCCTCTAGTTTATCAGGAACTTCTATTCCCAATGCTGATATTGGGGCCTGTAATTCGCTTGATAGTTTCACTGCTTCTCGAATTAATTCTAGTTGCTTGCTGTCATTATCAATTTGCTCACTGCGTTTCTCATTCTTATATTTGTGATAATTCTTTAATATACCTGGATACTCAAATTCAATTCCGAAAATAGAAATTTTTCCACCAAAAAACGTTGCGCCTCCTCCGGCGATTAAGGCAAAGATCAGAAGACCATCTTTAACAACATGCGAGATAAATTCTACATCTCCTGGTGATTGTACATTACTTTTAACGTCCAATTTATTAGTTGGGGATATTAGTCGGTTGAGGAGTGAATATTGGTATATGAACTGACCTAAACTTTCACTAGAAATATCATCAGTTTCAGTTACTTTATATGATATGAATAATTTTTCATCCTCAATGTAGTATCTATATAATGCACGATTAATATAAGTTTTATAATCGTTAATATCAGACAATGTGTTGTGTGTATAAATCATTTTATATAAAGCACTATCTGCATCAGATCTTTTGAAATGATTAATCCATTTAATTTTTATTCTCTTTACATAGTTAGATTTATGATAATCTCCAGGGTTGTTTTCTGTTATCTGGTCAGCAGCTGAGCTTTCTTCATAAGGTAAGCTAATTACTTTTCCAACTATAAATCTTTCTGAGCGTTCTGAAGGAACTACAATAATGTCATTTATTTTTATTTTATTAACAAAACGTAATAGTTGACCTGCAATACTTCCATAAGATTGTTCACTTAACTCTTTTTCTTCATCGATTGTCAGTTGAGCTCTTAGAATGTTTTTCAAAGAGTCTGCATCATTATTCGCTGATTTTATATTTTCTAAACTTATTTCATTCCAGCCAATCCCAATATAGCTATTTATGTTGAAATCAGTATAGAACTCGCCTGAGTTTGACCTAACTAACCAATAATCACTTGAAGAATTAATCTTCGGAATTTTTTCAATAACTTCTTCTAAAATTTTATCAATTTCCATTTAAACCCTACTTCATACTGCATCAAGCAGATTATAATACTCACTAATAACCATGACTTCATCAGTTATGGTTTTTAAGTTGTGCCTTTTCATAAAAGATAAGTAATTGAACTCAAGTTTATCTTCGATATAACAAAACTCTTCTTCTAAGAGGCATTTGATCATATGTCTATTTGCCTGCAATTCAAATTCTTCATGACGCCTTTGATATTGGCCAGAATCGTGTTCAATATGTCCTAGTTCGTGAAAAATAACTTTCTTTTTTGACTCATCGGATAACGCTCTATTAACGAAGACAACTTTTATTTCATCAATATAGATTCCTGGACGTGGCCATAGTTCATTATCGAAATAAGCTAATTCTACATTATGAAAGTCTAAAATCTCCTCAATAGTCATAGACTATCTTCCCTTCAAGTAAATTTCAATGATATTTTGGATGGCTTCAATATCTGATTCGGTAAGCGGCTTACCATCGAATGTTTTGGCATTTTCAGCCATTTTTCGTAGATCTTCAGTGTTATACTCTTGACCGTCTTTTGCAATAGCAGGATTACCTGTCCTACCAAGCAGATAGTCGGTAGAGACATTAAAGTAATCGGCAATTTCTTGAAGACGTTCAGCGTTAGGTTTTTTATTTTTTAAACTATAGAGTGAATTTCTTCCATACCCAAGATTATCTTCTAGTGTATTCAAAGAAATTCCATGCTTTTTTGCCAGTTCTTTTACTTTTTCAAAAACAGGAAACATTGTTTTATCAACCTTTCTAAGGGTATGACAAAAAATATTTAAACTTTTGAACAAAAAAGGTTGACTTATATTATTCTTTAGTTTAAAATAGTTTTTGTAAGATAGTTAGTAAAAAACGAAGTTAAACTTTTTACAAATCTTTTTAAGTAGTTGGGGAACTGCGGAATATAAAAGAGTTATAAAGGTTATAACTAGGTTTTTTCTATACATTCATTCTATACAATAGAATAAATAATGTCAACAAAAAATTAAACTTTTTACTAACTTTCTTGCTTACAAAAATAAAACACCACCTAGCTGCTATCTAGATGGTGCTACGGAAATTATTCTGCTCAAACTAATAGCAGTAGTCAACAACACTTCACCGGTATCGTCCCCGGCACTGTAGTTGGAGTAGAAAATGATTCTCGATTTTGATTTCCTATTCTTCGTCGCTTTTGCGAGCGACAGCCAGTTTGCAATTTCTGTGGTCGTCCGGCCAGGACGCCAATGAAGATATAGGAACCCCTATTGAATCTTGCTAGTCAAGTGCGGTAGGCAAAAGGAAAACCTACAAACGAATCCATCTTCTACTGAGACACAGTCTCCTTCAAAAACTCGGACAAACGAAAAGTCCTCCTTTCATAAAAGGTTACTTGCATTATATATTTGTAAGTCGAAAAAATCAAGATGGATACTGTTTGAATCGAGCAGAATAACGTTTCCGTTAAGTTGTTTTAAATAAATCTACTTACTAGAAAGGAGTCTAACGCATGTCAGACAACACAGTCGCTGTTGAAAAAATTAAGAAGTATCTGCTTGACAATAAGCTAAAACAAGTTGACTTAGCAGTTACCTATAATAAAGAACCGCAAGATGTGGCGAATATCTTAGCTGGAAGAAAAAAAGACCCAGCATCTAATCGCTTTGTCTTAAAAGTTATTTCAGATTTAAAAATCAGATAGAAGAGAATTATATGAACCAATTGCTTAACGCAGTACTAGAAAGGAACCTTATGACAGACGCAGAAAAACAAAACTATGATGCCCTTTTCATTAACATTTTTGAACGTTTAGAAAAACTGGAAAAAGGCTATGATTTTAGCTCCGTGGGCATAACTACGGAGGTCCAAAATAGCGGCGGTGTTCAATATCGTGAATGCCAAGAAGACGGAACTGTAGTCAAAACAGTATCCAAGAGGAGCTTAGGCTACTGATGATTATATCAAAAAAGCCCGACGGGAATCGGACTCAAAACAAAAATACTTATGAGGTAATTTTATCATGGATAGCAGATTATTACAAATGTTAGATGAGTTTGAAGCGGGCCTGATTGACCGCAAAGTCAAAGTCATGAAAATGATTAACAGTGAGACGGAAATTTATCCGCTAGAACTCAATAAAAAGCAAGTCAGCAAGATGTTTGGGATTGACCCTAAAACATTTGACGCAAGATTTAACAGCCACAAAGATTTCCCGCGTATTGAAACGGGAGGTCGGGAAAAATACCCACGAGATTTAGTCATCGAGTGGTATCACAGAAATTGGAGTATAACATGAACAAATTAGAAATTTTACTACTTACAACAACTATCATCTTAGCAATCATCGCTAGAGTGCAACACGAAGTCATTAAAAAACATAACTCACCTGAGAATAAGCGAAAAATTTTCAGGGAAGTGGCTTTAGAAAACAGTAAGAAATGGAGTGCAGAACGTTATGTCTAAATGGGAATTACAAAAACAACTACTAGAAAATGCGACAGATTTTGAGAGCACAGTTGAGGCTTTACTTGACTTAAACGAGTCTGGCGAAATATCTGATCTGGAACTCTTACTGAACTTAAAGGATAAATTCAGAAGCTATTCCAAAGAAAAAATACGTATCCTTAATGAAATTCTCAAGCTAGGAGGCGCAGAATGATGACAACTTTTGAAAAGATTATTAAGAACCTTAATCGGATTGAGGGGGAGTTAGCTAAACCTGAAGCTGAAAGACGAGATAGCTTACCTATCCTATCTGCTCAGTTGAGTGTTATCAAGCAAGATTTAAAATCGATGCTTTGGATTGAGCTACCGACGTTAAATGACGTAGAGAAATATGAAGCTCTTTATCAAGGAAATGATTTTAAATTCAGTGAAACTTTTTTGGAGCGTCAAGCGACGAGAAAAGCCTTTTGGAGACGATTAGCTAAGGAAACTTTTAAAGAAGACCAGGATAGGAGGAACTTTGTTAAGTTGGCTGAGAAAGAATTTAAAGGTGCAACTTTGTCATGGCAAGAATTTTTGTGGGGTAAAAAGAAATGAATATTTCAATAAAACTCATAGGTGAAACCCTAGCTGGTTTAAATGATATTTTACGCCAGGGGGGGGCTCTCTTGCTCCCAAAACCAAGCCTTAGCAGACGCAGTTTTTATATTAACAACTTTAAAACAAGTAATTGAGGAGAGAAAATGAACTACTTAGAATACGCACTAGCTTATCTTGAACGTGAGTTAGAAATTATTGATAACGAAGCTATCGAAGTTGAGTTGCCGGACGGAGATTGGGAGTTTGTGCTTAATCCCTATTACGAGGAAGGTTTACATGATAACCCATACTATCGTAGTCAGGTTGCTAAAGACATTCTTGATATTAAAGGACTTTTGGGGAGGTGAGGCTATTGATTGCATCAAAAAAGACGGCTTAGGAAACCGTCAACAATTACACACACACTTAAATTATAACACAGAAAGAGAGAAACACAATGATTGAAGTAACTTTTAAAGCAGAGAGCATGGCAGGTGTTTTCGATGCTATGCGTGAAGCTCTGGATATGCCGAAGACAGTAACCAAGGATGTTGTTGAAGAAAAACCAGCTCCTAAAAAGAAAGAAGAGTCTGTAACTTTAACATTAGCTGATATTAAGAAAATGGCTAAAGCCAAGGTTGAAGAAGGGAAGTCAAAGGACATCAAGGAAGTCTTGAGAGAGATGAATGTCGCAAAAGTTGGTGAACTTGAAGAATACCAGTTTGCGGAGTTTGTTGAGAAGTTGGAGGCTCTCTAATGCCAGTAGAAAATCACGCACTACTGTCTGCTTCTAGTGCTCACAGATGGCTTTATTGCCCTATGCTACCGAGATTAGAAGCAGACTATCCTAGCCGCGACACCGTATACACTCAAGAGGGCACAAGCGCCCACGAGCTTTCTGAAATCAAACTGATGTACAAGTCTGGTAAAATCACCAAGCGTAAATTTAACACGTTAACAAAGGCTTTTAAGGAAAACTCAGACTTCTACAACGAAGAGATGGAAGAGATGACGGAGCTTTACACAGATATTGTTATGGAGCACCTAAATGCTTATGAGAATGCCGAAATTGAACTTGAAAAACGGGTTGATTTTAGCGACTGGGTGCCTGGCGGTTTTGGGACTTCGGATGTCGTCATTTTGGCGGATGGGGTCATTGAAATTATTGATCTTAAGTATGGCAAGGGTATGCCTGTGTCTGCTAACCAAAACCCGCAGATGGGGTTGTACGCTCTGGGAGCTTATGCTTCCTACGATATGGTTTATGACTTTGACCGTATCAAGATGACCATTATTCAGCCACGTTTAGATTCGGTTAGTTCTGTTGACATTTACGTAGAGGAGCTTCTGTATTGGGCGGATAATGTTGTCTTGCCTATGGCAGCTCAAGCAGATGCAGGCATTGGTGACTGGAACCTAAGTGAAAAAGTATTGCAGTGGTCTCCTGTCGCAGCTAAATTGGTGCCAAGAGCGCAAGAAAACTGGGAATTAATTGATAAATATGACTATCAGGAGCCTGTCTATTTATCTGATGAAGCCGTCGCAGAGATCCTTGACAAAGCCTCAGCTATCAAGAAGTGGGTTGAGTCAGTTGAAGCCTATGCCCTGAAAGAAGCACTCTCAGGAAAAGAAGTTCCAGGCTATAAGATTGTCGAAGGTAGAAGTAATCGAGTTATCACTGATAAAGACAAAGCAATTGATATTTTACAAGATAACGGCTTTGACGATGAGATTTTTAAACCGAAAGAGCTGTTAGCAATGGGAGCTCTTGAAAAGTTAATAGGTAAAACCACTTTTGCTGATTTATTAGCAGAAGTAATTGATAAACCACAGGGCAAACCTGTACTTGTCCCTGAAAAGGATAAGCGCCCAGCAATAAACAGTTTAGAACAAGCAATTAAAGATTTTGAATAGGAGAAAAATAATTATGACAACAACACCAAACACAACTAAAGTAGTGACCGGAAAAGTACGCCTAAGCTATGTAGCTTTACTAGAGCCTAAAGCCTTTGAAGGCCAAGAGGCTAAGTATTCAACAGTTATCTTAATTCCAAAAACAGACAAAGCCACAATCAAGAAAATTAAAGACGCGCAGAGAGCTGCTTATGAAGCTGCCAAGGACAATAAACTCAAAGGAGTTAAATGGGAGCGCGTTAAGACAACGCTTCGTGATGGTGACGAAGAAATGGATACCAAAGAGCACCCAGAGTACGCAGGCCATATGTTCATGTCAATCTCAAGCAAAACTAAACCGCAGATCATTGACAAGTATAAAAACTCTGTTGATTCCGCAGAAGAAGTCTACTCTGGCGTCTATGCTCGTGTATCACTTAATGCCTATGCTTACAACACAGCGGGAAATAAAGGAATCTCTTGCGGATTAAACAACGTCCAAATTGTTGCTAAAGGAGACTACCTTGGCGGCCGTTCGTCAGCTGATGCAGATTTTGACGAGTGGAACGAAGAAGAGGACGAAGACGACATTTTATAGTTGAGGGCCTCTTTAGAGGCTCCTCATTTTTAAAGGAGGGGTATGAGACATTTAAATATTGATATTGAAACCTATAGTTCGAATGACATCAAAAATGGGGTTTACAAGTATGCTGACGCAGAAGATTTTGAGATTTTACTTTTCGCTTACTCTATAGATGGCGGAGAAGTAGAGTGCCTTGATTTGACAAGGCAGTCTCTACCTGAAGACATCAAAGATATGTTATTTGATGATAAAGTCCGAAAGCACGCCTTTAATGCCCAATTCGAAAGAGTTTGTCTCAGTCGTTACCTCGGCCTACCTTACTATCTAGATCCTTGCCAATGGCAATGCACCATGGTGCTAGCCCAAGAGTTGGGTCTGCCTTCAAGCTTGGAAAAGTGTGCGCTGTATTTAAAATTAGCACAGGAAAAAGATACCTCGGGTAAAAACTTAATCAGATACTTTTCCCTGCCTTGCAAACCAAGTAAAACTAACGGTGGGAGAACTAGAAATTTACCAGAACACGCCCCCGAAAAGTGGCAAATGTTTATTGACTACTGCATCCAAGACGTAGTTGTTGAGATGGCAATTGCCGAAAAACTAGAGTCAGTTCCTGTGCACGACCGTGAGTGGGATTACTACGTCTGCGACCAGAGAATCAACGACAGAGGCGTGGCGCTTGATAAAGAGTTAGTTGCTTCGGCTTTGTATTGTAAAGATGTTAAGATGGAAAGTTTGTCTGGTGAACTAAAAGCTCTAACAGGACTTGATAATCCTAATAGCAGGGCGCAGCTGCTACCGTGGCTAAAAGAACACGGTTATTCGGCTAATGGGCTGACTAAAGCAGATGTTGAACGGGAACTTAAGACGGCCGAAGGAGAACTTAAGAGAGTCTTAGAACTTAAACTACAAACCGCGATGTCAAGTCTAAAAAAATATGAAGCTATGGAAAGAGCTATGTGCTCAGACGGACGAGTTCATGGACTACTTCAGTTTTACGGAGCTAGCAGGACAGGAAGATGGGCGGGCAGAGTTGTCCAAGTACAGAACTTAGCTAGGAATTATATAAAGGATCTAGATGATGCTAGAGAGTATGTTAAAAAGCGTGATATTGATGCTGTGGAGATTTTATACGATAGTCTTAACGACACTTTAAAGCAGCTAGTAAGAACGGCACTCGTGGCCAAAGACTGCTGTACCTTCTACGTCTCTGACTTCTCAGCGATTGAGGCTAGGGTGATTGCGTGGTTTGCCGGAGAGCAGTGGAGGCTTGACGTGTTTTCGACGCACGGAAAAATCTATGAGGCATCCGCTAGCCAGATGTTCGGAATTCCAATTGAGGAGATTGATAAGGAACTACGCCAAAAAGGCAAAATCTCAGAGTTGGCACTTGGCTATCAAGGAGGTCCTGGAGCGCTCAAGCAGATGGGGGCTCTAAATATGGGGGTCAAGGAAGAGGAGCTTCAAGGGTTAGTTGATGACTGGCGCAGGACCAATAAGAAAATCGTCCAATTTTGGAAAGACGTACAAAGAGCCGCCATCAAAGCCATCAAATCGAGAGCACCGATAAAACTTGGAAAACTACGATTTAGATACCGTAAAGGTTTCCTCTTTATAACATTGCCTAGTGGTAGGAACTTAGCTTATGCAAGAGCCAAGGTTGAGCCTGGTGACTTTGGAGACAAAATCATCTATGAGGGCCAAGGAGATAAGGCATACTTCACAGCGCAAGAGACTTATGGCGGTAAGCTTGTCGAAAATATCGTTCAGGCGACGGCTAGGGATATTCTAGCTGAAGCGCTTCTGAGGATTGAAGCTGCAGGCCATGGTGTTGTTTTCCACGTTCATGATGAGGCTATTATCGAAGGCTCAGGCCTGACAATCGAAGGGGTTAATGATCTTATGGCACAAGCGCCTGAATGGGCGGAGGGTCTTCCTTTAAATAGCGAAGGCTATGTAACAAAGTATTATATGAAGGATTAGATAGATGAAGCAAGAAAAACTAATAGTAAAGTCTTCTCCCCTGCAAGAGCTTCATATCGCAACAGGTAGTTCGCGAACAGCTAAGACATGGAAAAATATCACGCTAACTTGGCAGGAGCTGGTTGAGAGGTTAGAGAAACCTACAGTCACCCAAGAGACGTTTGCGGAGTACCAGAAGATGTCTCGAGCAGAAAAAGGGCAAGCAAAAGACGTAGGGGGCTTTGTCGGCGGGTGGCTAAAGCAGGGTAAACGAAAAAACGAAAATGTTCAAAGCAGGTCCTTGGTTGCGCTTGACGCAGATAGCCCAAGTAAAGATTTCTTAGATAGGCTAGACCTGCTTGCAGATTATGCATTCGTACTCTACAGTACTCACAGCCACTCAAAAAAAGCTGCTAAGTACCGTCTTATTATCCCTACTGACCGTTTAATGATGCCTGATGAATATGAGCCAGTCGCTAGATATTTGGCTAATCAACTAGGCATGTCGAACTTTGATGACACGACTTATCAAAGCGTACGCTTGATGTTCTGGCCGAGCCACTCAAGAGGTGCCGACTTTACGTTTAAATATAACGACGAGGCTTTTCTGAGTGTTGATGAGGTGCTTGACACATACCCGGACTGGCATGACTCAAGCTTCTGGCCAGAAAGCCCGACGCACGCTGTTAAGAGACAGCGCGAAGCTAAAAAACAAGGTGACCCGCTTAGTAAAAAAGGACTTATTGGAGCCTTTTGTCGTAACTATGACATTAGACAGGCCATTGCAACGTTCTTACCTGAGGTTTATGAAGAAGGAACAACTCCTGATAGGTACACCTACACTGAGGGCTCAACCGCAAACGGCTTAGTTATCTATGATGATGTCTTCGCTTATAGTCATCACGGGACAGATCCCGTGGGGGATACGCTTGTAAATGCATACGACCTTGTTCGTATCCATAAATTCGGAGAGCAAGATAGCGGGGCTAAAGATAATACTCCTACTAATAAGCTACCATCAAGCAAAGCGATGAATGCTTTTGTCTGTGACTTACCCGAAATTAAAGACTATCTAATGGCGGAGGCTTTAGGCGATTTCGATGAAGAGTTACCAGTCGAAGATGACAGAAGCTGGCTTGAAATTGATGAGAGGGGTGAACCTGAGGTCAATAGTTATTTGCTAGCAACGCAGATTATTAAGGAGGTTCCGATTTATTGGGACGGCTTTGAGTTCTTAAGATACGACGCTAAAAAAGGCATCTGGTTGCCAAATGCAGAGGAATATTTGAAGAGTTATATCTCAACTAAGAAACTCGGTAAAATTACTAAGATTAGGCACATTAGCGAAACCATCGTAGCGATTAAAGCACAGGCTTTTTCAAGCGAAGTGTTTACCGAGAGTGATCTTAACAAGATAGTGCTAGCGAACGGAGTCTATGACCTGAGGGATAACAGCTTTAAGACTAAGTTTGATCCAGAATTGCATGCCAGGTCAAGCCATCCCGTTGTCTATGACCCCGAGGCGACCTGTGAAACCTTTGAGGGTTTTCTTAGGGAGACCGTCGGAGCTGAAAATATAGATTTCATCTTTGAGTGGTTTGGCTATAACTTTTATCGTGAATACACTATTCAAAAAATGCTATTCATCTATGGTAGCGGGGGCACTGGCAAATCAACACTAATTAATATTTTACGTGAAATGATAGGCGCTGATAATTATTCAGCCGTGACACTGCAGTACCTGATGCAAGAACGCTTTGCAAAAATCGGATTATATCGTAAGACAGCCAACTTTGACACTGACGCAAAGCCCCAATATTTAGCAGATGGGGCTACGCTTAAAATGTTGACTGGGGAAGATACGATACACGCTGACCGGAAAAACAAAGAGCCTATTAATTTTTACAATTATGCCAAGCTGTCTTTTGCCATGAATGAGCTCCCACCTATGCGAGATTTCAGTGGAGGACTTAAGCGCCGCATGATGATCCTCGAGATGGATAAGGTTTTAACGCAGGAAGTTAAGGCGAAATACCCGCTAGATAAGATTATGAGTGAGGTACCCGGTATCTTTAACAGAGCGATGGAGGGGTTTAGAAAGGCCTTGAGTAAGAGAGATTTCAGTATTAGTGCCAGCATGAGGTCAAGTGTCGAGAAATGGGAAAAAGGCAACGATGTCGTAGCTATGTTCCTTGAAGACGAGTGTGAACTTGGCGGAGACTTCAAAGTTCCTGTTAGGGATGTCTACCCAGCTTATAAATTCTATTGTCAGGATTCAGGCTACAAACCTTTGGCAAAAAATGCATTTAACCATCGGCTAAGAGAGCTAAATTATGAAAATAAAAACGTTAAATCTGATGGAAAGCAAGCCAAAAATTGGGTCGGCTTTAGGTTAAAAAGTGAGTTTTAGGGGTTACTTTTTTGGAATTAGAGTTTGGTAACCCTAGAAAAAAGTTACCAAGTTACCGGTTTTTTCAAACTTTAAAAATAAAAAATTTAAAAATAATTTTTAAAAAACCAAAACCGAATTGGAAAAATCGGTAACTTAGTAACTCGACCCTTAGAAATGGGTTCGAAAAGTAACCCCGGTAGCTTTTTGGTAGCCCTAAGAGGTCTTTCATAGCAATAGTTTAGCCCCTGTGGTTACCAATCTACCACTTTTCTTCTATTAACTTAAATATAAATATAAAAAATAAATATATATAAAATAAGGCATATATAAAACACATATATAAAAAAGAGAAAGTAAGTTGAAAAAAACGGTAACCCTGACCTTTATTGACCAAAGGAGGAAGGATGAGGACTGAAAAAGATATTGAAAATTATTTGAAAAAGAAAACAAAAGGGCTGTGTTTAAAATTTACTAGTCCAGGGACGATAGGAGTGCCTGACAGAATTGTTGTCATGAATACGGGAACCTTTTTTGTAGAGGTCAAAGCGCCTGGTAAAAAACCAAGACCCAGCCAAGTTGCAATGCACAAAAAAATAAAAGAGGCTGGGCAGCATGTTTGGGTTGTTGACTCCTACGAATCAGTGGACATAGCCTTAAAAGAAATGGAGAACTGGGTGTGAGACTGCACGAGTATCAGGAATACGCTAAGACATGGATAGTAGAGCACCCTTATTGTGGCCTTTTACTTGACATGGGCCTTGGTAAAACGCTGACAACACTAGCAGCGATAGATGAGATTCAAAATATTTTTTCCGAGGATCATAAGATTTTAATCGTAGCCCCTAAAAAAGTGGCGGAAGAAACATGGTCAACGGAGATTGAGAAATGGCATTTTGATTTCACCTACTCTAAAGTTTTGGGGAGTGAGGGAAAACGAGTTGAAGCCTTAGAAACAGAAGCCGATATCTATTTGATTAATCGTGAGAATGTTACTTGGCTTGTTGAATACTACAAGACTAAATGGCCGTTTACCTTTGTTGTTATTGATGAGCTGTCAAGCTTTAAGTCTAGTAAGTCAAAACGGTTTAGGGCTTTGCGAAAAGTTAGACCGAAAGTCCAACGCCTTGTAGGACTAACAGGAACCCCAGCGCCTAACAGTTTGATTGATTTGTGGCCGCAGATTTATCTGATGGACAGAGGCGACAGGCTTGAGACGAGCCAGACTCGATTTAAAGACAAGTATTTTGTTCCTGATAAGCGTAATGGTCCAATCATTTACAGTTGGGCAATTAGGGATGGTGCAGAAGCAGAAATCTATAACAAGATTGAGGATATCTGTGTCAGCATGAAAGCTAAAGACTATCTCAAGTTACCGCCGCGAACCAACAACGTTGTATCAGTTAAGTTATCTAATATGAAAGCCTACAAACAGCTTGAAGCTGATTTGGTGTTGGAGTTTAAAAATAAAGAAATATCTGCGGCTAATTCTGCGGTTTTGGCCAATAAATTACTTCAAATGGCCAATGGTGCTATCTATGATGATGATAAAGCAACAGTTCCTATACACGACGACAAACTTGACGCGCTTGAGAACATAGTAGAAGAAAGCCAAGGCCAGCCTATCTTAGTTTTTTACCAGTATCAACATGATCTTGAGAGACTTAAGAAACGATTTCCTCAGGCTGAAGAGCTGACGTCGGTTGACAAGTGGAATTCCGGAAAAATACCAATTCTTCTGTGCCACCCTCAATCGGCGGGGCATGGGCTTAATCTACAAAAAGGCGGGCATATTATTGTTTGGTTTGGGCTAACATGGAGTCTTGAATATTATCAGCAAGCTAACGCCAGATTAGATAGACAGGGGCAGACAGAACCCGTTATTGTGCACCACATTGTTGCAGAAAATACAGTTGATGAAAAAGTACTTAGGATTTTACAAGGCAAAGAAAAAAATCAGAACGCCTTATTTGAAGCAGTTAAGGCGCAGTTAGGAGTCTAGATGAAAAAAAAGAATATGTCGTTAGAATCTACACGAGTAGAGAAAAGAATTTTGAGGCAAAGCCTCAGTTTGAAGAGAAAACCTTTACGCGAAAAGCAGACATGTTGAAGTTTTGGAATTCTTGCGAAGCAACAGTTAAAGAAAAATATACTAGGGAGTGGGAAAAATGACAGAAGAACTAATAAAACCGCTGCTAGAAGAGATAGAGCGGAAAGATGATAGATTGTATATGCAGTCTAATGTAATTGCCGTCTTAATGACAGCAGTTCTTATGTTACTGATGATAAGTATAGCCTTACAAAACCACTACAAGCCACAAATAGCAGACTTACAGTCACAATTACGCAGGACACAAAAGCAGCTTAAACGTGCTAGCGAGCAAAATCAGAGACAGACTAAGCGGATTGCGGAACTTACAGGAAATGGGGGATAGGGTATGATTGACGAAATTTTAAAAAGACTTAATAAAGAATTTGACAATGATCTGGATAATTACGAACAAGAAAGCTACGCTGGTTATATGGCTGCAATAGGTGTAGCAATTGAAATTGTTGAAGAAGTCGAAAAAGATGACTTCTATTACTGGATGCAAACATCAAAAAATCCAGTCTACACACTTATTAATATGCACCAATTCGGCTACACCATCCAAAAAGAGAAGCTGTATACGGTTGAGATACCTAATCCGAATGAAAGACAGTTAAGTTTTGTGCTGATGAGACAACTTAGCGGAAATGTAAGTATCAAAGTTATGCATAGAGATAACTTAGACTTACTAAAGACAGATAATGATTTACAACTAACAGAATCCGAAATCCGCAAAGATTTCGACTGGGCGTGGCAGTTTAGAGAAGAGGTGGTGGAATGAAAGAAAAAACAATTTTTATATCCAAAAAATATGCAAATGATTTTAACAATGACAAATATAATTTGTCCTCTGGCTATTATTTTAGAAATGGTAAAAAACATGATATTGCTATTGTAAAATATGGTGAAAAAGATTATTTAAAAAATACTGATTTAGCATATGTTGTATGCGATAAAATCGTTGACGCAGACTCTATAGGCTTCGTTTATCATGGTGAATATGAAACTTGGCATTTTAAACTATTAAACACAGAAGCAAATTAAAGTCCCACGCAAGCGCCTAAGAGCCTGTAATGGCTCTGTGGGTCTACGAGCTGGAATACTCGTTAAACTTACCCTGGAAGCTTTCTGTAAGTATTCAGCTGCGTAGCGTGGAATAATCGTTACGTAGTTATAGAGCGAAATTTTTAGAAAGGGAAATATCCTCCGACATTTTTTTCATAAAAATCTAAAGTCTGTTATCGCTCACAGATGATTATACAAGCGTAATGCTGCAAATAAAGTGCTGACGCAAAACTAAAAATTTAATACTCGACAATTTAACAACAAAAATAAGTCAGCAGAGAAAAGAAAGGAGAACAATAAAAAAGCCAGCTCACGTAAGCCAGCTCCAATATATTTGTCTACTAATATTATATCATAAGGAGTAGCTTGATGGGTCGTAATCAGACAAAAGCTGACATTTTATTAAACGAATTAAGAATAATCCCAAAACTTATTAAAGAGCTTGAACGTGATAAGATTGCGAGCAACTCGCTGCTGTCAAGTCCTCAGTGGTCAGACATGCGAACGAACGGAGGGATTAGACAATCACAAGAAGATAAAAACGTCAGCTTGATTAGTAAATGTGAGTATTACAACGGACAAATACAGACACTAGATAAACGGAAAGGCGAGATTGTCGAATTAATTATGCGTATACCTGACATGCTGCAACGTCATGTGTTAATTACTACATTTGTAAATTGTCAGACGTATGACGAAGCAATCGATAGATTGGAGATGAATCGCAATAATTACTATATGATTAAGCGCAAAGGTGTAGAAAGTCTGAATTTGATACTAAATAATACTGGATAATACGATATCAGTATTAGAAATGACTGAATAATACTCACAAATACTAATCAATGTCATATAATAGTATTATCAAAATAGCAAGAAGAGATAATCATTTACCAACAGGCTATTTATTTAGTCGTCAACTTTAACTACTATCAAACTTGCTATTTTGTAGCTAAAAGGCGAGATAGGGTGTTGAGACGTAGCTCAGTTGGGGGAGCGATATGACTATAAAGGGTCTGGAACGTACGCAGGTTCGAATCCTGCCGTCTCAGTAGTGGTTATTTCAGCCACTAGAGCAATACAGCGGGCGTGGGACATGGAGCGGAGTTATAACCGTTTTTGTGTAGACCTTATGGTATTAATCACGTTCGATTCGTGATGGGTCTATAGGCTTACTTTAAAAATAAGCACTAGTATCTCTACGGGGACCTTTGCGCAAAGTAAGACTAAACCGTTGGGACATGAACCGTGATTGGAAAACGGTAGAGGTAGCGCCTTGATAATTGGATTGTCGACGGTCTGATTATATGTGTCGGTTCGATTCCGACTGTTCCTGTTATGATAAACAGAAGCGTCCCAGAATGGGGTAGGCAATAGGCCGAGCATTCGTTCGCTGTTTATCTATGGTTAACCAATTAGTCATCACTTAGTGGTGGCTTTTTATGTGGAGGAAAGATATGTCTAAGGGTTATAAAGTAATCGATGTAGGTACAGAGCCTGAAAATGATGTGACATTTGGAACATGTGAATTATGTATGTCTTATGGCAATGAGGTAGATAATCCATATGTAGTTATTGAGAAGCCGAATGGGACAACAGAAGAAGTTCCAATCTATTATTGGAATTGGGGAGATTACTTTGAATATTATATTGATAACGTAGTTGAATTTTCGGCATTCTTATCTGAACAAGATATAGACGATAAAGAATTTGAAGAAGATAGCACGTCAGTCATTATTAACTTGATCAATGAATATGATTGGTCGAAAGGAGATTAGTCACCAATCGTGGTGGCTTTTTGTTATGTAAAAAAAGAACCACATATTTAGGAGGATATAACATGAAACCTATTAAAGAATTAGTAATCATATACAAAGAGAATGAATCAGTTCCAGAAGTATTTTTAAATGGTATCAGTCTAAATAATGGAGGGGCAGGATTAATATCTCTTAATATTAATTGGTTTACAAAAGACTTATCAGAAGACGGTGAATCGATTGAAGATATGTTAAAGCGCAATGTATCACTAGAGTTCTACGATCAACCTGGTAAGAACATGACTAAGTGTAAGCTTTCTCAATCATTTAAGTTATGATTATTGACACATCAACTAAATCAACAAGACATATCTTCTACAACTCTGGAGAGTGGAGACGACTTAGACTCGAAGCGATTGAAAGGGATAACAACGAATGCCAATGGTGTAAGTTAGAAGGCAAGGTGACGACAGATAACCTAGAGGTTGATCACATCAAAGAGTTAGAGTTTTATCCTGAGTTAGCTATGGATTTAGATAACCTTAGGACGCTATGCAAAGACTGTCATAACAAGAGACATAAACGATTTAATTATAAAAAGAAAAAGATTGAGAAAGAAACAAACTACCGTTCTGATGAATGGTTTGGATAACTACCCTCCCATCAAAATAAAACGAGGTAAAAGCCGAACGATGAAACCGGTGGGAAGGGTCAACTGTCCAAATATTTGCTTTTTTTATCGCACGACCCCCCACCCCAGAGAAAAACTAGAAAGGAGATGTGAATTTTTGGATGAATTAAAACGTCGTAACAAATTAGTTTATAGTGAAAAATATCGCTTGAAACAGCTATTTAAAGACATTCCTGAAGATAAAAAGAAAATCGCAGAAGGATTGTTCACTCAAGCTGCACGTCTCCGGATACTACTTAATGACATGTGGATTGATATCTCAGAGAACGGCGATTATGAACTGTTTTCTCAATCAGAAACTCAGACACCTTATGAAAGAGAGCGTCCTGTGGCAAAATTATATAACTCACGAGATGTGACGTATCACAGAGTTATAAAACAATTGATTGATATGTTACCTGAAGATAAAGTCATTGACAAAAATGATATCACGAATGGTGGTGATTTGATTTGATATCACATCCACTGTTTGAAGAGTATGCTCGTAAGATAGATAATGATGAAATTGTTTACAACAAAGAACGTAAAGAGTTAGTAAAACTTATTAGAGAAAAAGTTTTAACTCGAGATGATTTATATTTTGATAATGATTTAATTGATAAGTATGTGAGATTCGCCGAAAAGAATTTTTTCCCTTTAGCTGCTTATCAAAAGTTTATTACACCATTTATTTTCTTATTCAGAAAAGAAGATGGCGAACCGCATTTTAATGAATATCTTTTAACGCTTGCTCGTGGAGGTGGTAAGAATGGTTTTATGTCGACTAGGGATGCGTTTTTTACAAGCCCGCTATATCCTATTAAAAACTATGATGTCACAATTACTGCCAATAGTGAAAAGCAGGGAAAAGTATCATTTGAAGAAGTATATGAAACAATCCAAGCAAGAGGGTTAGAAAATCATTACTACCTAACAAAAATGTCTATTGTAGGACGGAAAAATAATTCCGTCTTTTCTTTTAGGACAAATAATCCAAAAACAATGGACTCTGCACGAGATGGTTGTCTTGAATTTGATGAAATTCACCAGTTCGAAGATGACAAGATAGTAAAAGTACAAAAGTCTGGACTAGGTAAGATTGCACATGTCAGGACGTTTTTTAATGGTACAAATGGTTATGTTCGTGAAGGATTCTACGATAAGACTATTGAAAAAGCTAATCAGATATTGAAAGGCGAAGTCGAAGACTTTCGCATGTTCCCTTTTATCTGTAAATTGGACAATGCAGAAGAAGTAGATGACTTCAAAAACTGGCCGAAAGCAAACCCAATGCTTGACGAAGATACGCCATACGCAAAACGGCTGTGGACTGTTACTAAATCAGACTATGACGATTTAGAACTAGAACCAAGCGGACGACAAGAATTTATGACAAAACGCATGAACTTGCCAGAAGCAGATTTGGAAAAAGATGTTACCAGTCGTGAGAAACTACTTGCCACATTACGAGAGCCTGAAATTGACTTAAAAGGTCGCTCGTGTGTAGCTGGATTTGACTACGCAAGTATTCGAGATTTTGCATCAGTTGGATTGTTATTTAAAAATGGTGATGAATTCATCTGGAAGCAACATTCATTTGTTAGACGAGAGTTTTTCAAAGCATTCAAACTTAAAGCTCCCATCGAAGAGTGGCAAGACAAAGGATTTCTAACTCTTGTTGATGGAGATAGCATTGACCCTCGCTTGCTTGTCGATAAGTTAAATGAATGGCGCAATGATTACCTAATTGAAATTGTCTGCGCTGATGGATTCCGTATGGATCTACTTAAACCACTCTTAGAAGAAGCTGGCTTTGAATATGAGTTCTTAAGAAACCCTGGAGCGATTCAATCTAAGGTAGCTCCAATTATCGAAGATGGTTTTGCAAACGAGCGTTTTATTTTCTTAGATGATGACCGTATGATGTTATGGTATACGGACAATACCTACGTAAAAGAAGATGGCTCTGGAAATAAGAGGTTTTTAAAGAAAGAACCAGTCAGAAGAAAAACAGATGGTTTTCATGCGTTTATTGCAGCGCTATATAAAAAAGAAATGATACAAGAAAGTTCTGTCGGTGAATTTTTAGAAAGCATTGCCGATTGGGATTTTTAAGGAGGATTAAATGAAAGCATACGATAAATTTTTAAACGAAGAAAAAGATAGATTAGTTGAAGTACATACAAAATGGTTGAAAGAAGTTGATCTTTATATTGAAGATTTACAAGAACAGTTAGTTGTATCAGAACAAAAACTCACTGAAACAACTGAAATTTTTATTGAACGTTTTGAACGGCTTGAAAAGCGTATTAAAGAATTGGAAAAACCAGATCAACAATTTGTAGAAGCCACCATTAAAAATACAGAAAAAGGATTAATTATTGATAGACTTAGAGGCAAAATTTAATAGAAAGGAGTATCACACTTGAAACCGTCTGAAAACTGAAAGGAGCGTGATACGAATTATCTCCCAACCGACAGGGTTATCATGGAATCTAAAGAAAGGAGGTAATCAATGAAAATACTTGATTTTTTTGGCAGTATTTTTAAAACAGGAACTATACCTGAAAATGGGTATGATTTAGATGACATCTTCAATGATTATCAAAATCTTTACTTAAAAAATCTAGCTATTGATAAGTCCGCAGAATTTCTAGCTAGGATATTTGCTGATTCTGAAATGCGATTAGTTAATATCGAGAGTCCGTCTTGGAATTATTTGCTCAATGTACGACCAAATAACAATGAGTCAGCATCATATTTTTGGCAAAAATTTATTTATAGGTTAGTTACTCAAAATGAAGTGTTAGTTATCAAAACAGATGACGATCAGTTACTTGTCGCTGATGACTACAGTCGCAAAGAATACGCTGTATATGAAGATACATTTGATAGTGTGACTGTTAAAGACTTTATATTCAAGCGAACGTTTAAAATGAGCGAAGTTATCTTCTTGCAATACAACAATAACAGGCTATCAAGTTATATTGACGGTTTGTTTTTAGAGTACGAAAAATTACATCAGCGCATGGTAGAAACTGTTTTAAGAAACAATCAGATAAGAGGGATGATGCATGCAAAAGGCTCTTCTCAATTTACAGATAACCAGATGTCTTTGATGAAGGATTATGCTGATAAGTTGTTTAAAGCCTTCTCTGAGAGGTCTGTCGCTATAGTTCCGACTAATGATCATATCACATATGAAGAGTTGACGAACACCACAGGTACAACAAATTTATCTGTCGATGATTTACAAAAGATAAGACGACAATTCGACGATGAAATCGCTGATATTTTAGGTATTCCACCAACTGTACTACATGGAGACATGGCTACTTTAGATAGTTCTCAAAAAGCTTTAGTGCTTTATTGCATGAGTCCGCTTAGCAAAAAGATACAAGATGAGTTAAATGCGAAAATCATCAGTAAAAGTGACTATCAAAAAGGTAAGAGACTAAAGATTGTAGGACTGTCACAACATGATATTTTTGACATTGCAGTCAATATTGATAAATTGGTTTCAAGTGGTACATTTACCCGAAATGAAGTGCGTGAAAGACTTGATTTTGCACCGATAGATGGTGGAGATAACATCATCTTAACTAAAAACTATATTGAAGAGGGGAAAGGAGGTGATAATACAGATGACACAAATACAGATTAAAGGACCTATTGTTTCAGATAGCGACCGTTGGTTTTACGACTGGTTAGATATGCCAGCAACTGCACCAAAAGATATTATCTTGCCACAAGATAATAGCGATATTGAAGTGCTTATTAACTCTGGTGGTGGCGACGTATATGCAGGGAGCGAAATTTATACCGCATTGAAATCATATCAAGGAAACGTAACGGTTAAGATTGTTGGTATTGCTGCTTCGGCGGCTTCAGTAATCGCAATGGCTGGTGATGTTGTTGAGATTAGTCCTACAGCACAATTGATGATTCACAATGTATCTACTACAGTTAGTGGAGATCATAAACAAATGCTGCATGAGGCAGGAGTTTTAGAAAACTACAATATATCTATTGCTAATGCTTATGTCAATAAGACTGACTTAGAAATGAATGAATTGCTAGATTTGATGAGCACAGAAACTTGGTTTAATGCACAGCAAGCTGTTGAAAAAGGCTTTGCAGATAAAGAAATGTTTGCAGAAGAAATTAAACAAGCACCACAACTAGTAGCTGGTATCGAGAATATTGTCCCTAGTGAAGTCATTTCAAAACTAGCTAATGCGATTAATGTCAATCAAAAAGAACCTAATATTGATGAAATTGTAGATATGGTTATTTCCAAAATGGAAAATGCTAAACAAAAAGAAAAAGAAGTGCCAAAAGGATTTGGGGCTTTTTGTTTTTAATTAAAAAGGAGAAATTTAAAATATGACAATGAAATTATCGAATGAATTCAACGAAATTCGTGAAAAATTTGTAGATGCAGTATCTAACAAAGCGCCACAAGAGGAACAGAGCGCTCTCTACAACAACATGCTAGAAGCAATGTTTGAAGAATCTAAAAAAGTTGCGCAAGCAGAAGTAGAATCTGCAATCGCATTGACTCCAGACGACGCAAAAATGACAGCTCGTGAACGTAAATTTTTTAATGAGATCGTAAAAACAGCGCCAGCTGGGCTAACTGAGTTAATCCCAGAAGAAACAGTTGATCGTATTTTTGAAGATTTAACAACAAAACATCCGCTTATTGGAGCGATTGGTCTTAAAAATATGGGCCTTCGCATGAAGTTCATTGATTCTGATTCTAAAGGTAAAGCCGAGTGGGGTGACTTGTACGGGGAAATCAAAGGGCAACTTCAAGCTTCATTTAGCTCAACTAAGGCTATCCAACACAAGCTCACAGCTTACGTAGTTATTCCCAAAGACGCTGTTAAGTTCGGCCCAGGCTGGTTACTTCGTTTCATTATGACACAAATTGATGAAGCGTTCGCAGTTGCATTAGAAGAAGCTTTTTTAAATGGAGATGGCAATGGTAAACCAATCGGGTTATCTCGTACTCTAAAAGGTAAAGTTGTTGGCGAAAAAGCGACGTATGATGCAAAAAAACCGACAGGAGTTTTAACATTTAAAGATCCATCTACAACAGTAAAAGAATTGACGATGGTACATAAATACCACTCTGTAAAAGAAGATGGAAAGACAGCTGTTGAAGTTGATGGAAACATTGTAATCGTGGTTAATCCAGCAGATGCATGGGATGTTAAAAAACAATATACATCACTTAATGCTAACGGAACGTTCGTGACTGCTCTACCTTACAACGTTACCTTAATTGAGTCAGTCCATCAAAAGGCTAAGGAAGTTACAACTTTTGTTAAGGGACGATATGATGCATATGTTGCAGGCGGAATTGAGTTACACAAGTATACAGAGACATACGCTCTTGAAGATTTAGACTTATTTACAGCTAAACAATTTGCGTATGGTCGTGCTAAGGATGAGACTTCAGCAGCAGTTTGGACGCTTAGTGTTGCAGACCCAATTGTAATTTCTGGCGAACCGGGTGTAGGAGCTATTCCAGGAGTGTAATAGATGGATGAACACAAGCTTTTAAAACCATTTAAAGAACGAATGAGAGTGTTTCATGATTTTGATGATGACAATCTATCACTAATTTTGAAAAGTTCAGAGAGTGCCCTCAAAGGGTTGTTAGGGTTTGATTTGATGGATTATGAAAGCGGTAAAGAGTTAATAATGGAGCGCTCGAGATATGTCTTTAACGACTGTCTCGAGTTGTTTTATGACTCTTTTAAAAACGAAATCGCTCGTTTGGCTATTGAAGAAATGGAAAGAGAATATGAAAGTAAGAACGATTCAACGATTTGAAGATTATAAAGAAGAGGTAATTCGAGAAATTGGGGATGTCTTTGTTGTCAACAAAAACCGCTTTAAAGAGATTGACGACAAATTACCTGGTTTTATCGAAGAAGTTTCTGACGATGTCTAGAAAAAAAACAAATAATGGTGATTTGAGAACTCCTGTCATCTTTTATTCATCAACAACAGACGATGAATTAGATGGAAGAGATATGAAATTAAAGAAACTATTCGCAACACTCGCCGAAGTCTATAATCCAAGCATAAAAGATATTGAGAAAGTAACTGAGAGAGGCGTTAAAGCACAATACACTATTAAGTTTAGAGACCCTCTGTCGGGTTATATCCCTCAGAATGATCATCTTGTAGAAATTATTGATAGCAGGTTGCCAAATAAAAAAATAGGAATATTAGATATAAGGCCTGATTTTGTTGATAGAGACTTTATTGTTATAGTTCTTGGAGGATAAAAAGTGGGAGCTGAATTAAAAGGCATGGATGAACTTTTAGCGAATATGGAAAAAAAGTTAGGCTCTGCGAAAGTTAACAGAGTAGTTAATAAAGCGCTAAAAGAAATCGGTGAAGAACTAGAACCTAGTTTCGAAGCTGCTATATCGGTTTACCGAAGAAGCGGAGAGACGGTTAAAAGTGCCGTTGTATCTAGGATTAAACGTGAGGAGGGAATACCAAAAGTGAAACTTGGATTCCAAGCTCCACGATGGAACATGGTCCACTTACAAGAGTTGGAATATGGATGGAAGGAGAAACGGCGTGGTGTCGGGGTAATTCGACGTTATTCGGATGTTTTAGAAACGATATATCCGAAAGGCATAAAAGACAAGTTGAAGGGAGGTTTTGATGGTTAAAGACATGCTAACAGAAATTGGTGAGCTTTTTAAACAAGACGAAGTTTTGAGATCAGTTAAAACAAAAACTTTTAAGCGACCAGAAAGTCTACCTTCTGACCAAACAAGCATTGTTATTGTACCTCTTGCACCACCTAGACAAACAAACTTCGGTTCAGATAAACCATTAGCTAAGAAATTTATGTATCAAATCGATGTAGAGAGTGTATCAAGGCTCGAATGTAAAGATTTGCAAAATAGGATTGAGAAAAAGCTGATGGTTATAGATTTTTTTCAAAGTGATAACGGCTTAGAACGTTATGACGAGGATACAAACAGATATCTAGATGCTAGAACTTACAAAGGATTTAGCAGTTTATATGAAGAGTATTGATAAAGGAGAATTTAATGCAAGCAGTAGGATTTAAACGAATGACAATTCAAGTTTTAAGTGATGCGAAAAAAAAGATTGTCATCGAGGGTGAGGCTGGTAAAGGTGCAACTAAAACAGCTAAAATTAGTGGATTATCAGCAGCCCCTGTCAAAACATATGGTTCAGATATTGCTTATTACACCTCGCGCAGAGGTGTTGGCGATGTAAAAATGGAGACAGAAGCAATTGATATCCCATTCGAACATTTACAAACCATACTTGGTTATAAAAAAGGTGAAAAAACAGAAGGAGTTACATTTATCGGAGAAGATACAGAAGCGCCTGAAGTGTCTGTTCTTTTAGAAGCTCCAGGGACAGAGGGGAATGTATATCTCGGTTTCTTTAAAGGGACTTTCTCGATGGAAGATTTCGAATTAAAAACCAAGGAAGAAAAACATGATGGTTTAGACTCTCAAAAATTAGTGTTCACAGCACAACCTGGTGAAGTAGGGGAAGCGAAAGGTCAATATGTCGGTTGGGCAATGGATAAAGAAGCAGAAGCTAAGGGCAAAAATGCAATGGCTTTGGTTAAGCTTTTGAATCCAGGCGAACCAAGCGTAGGAGCTATTCCAGGAGTGTAAAGGAGTGTAGATGTCAGACTTAGAAATTAAAATTAAAAATGATAACGGCGAGCTCGTGGTGAAAGAATGTAAATCTCTTACTGTGAGAGACTATCGAAATTACTTGATTATGCAAGATGAACTTGCAAAAGGAGATGATCCAGAACATGTGAAACTAGACAAACAACTAACTTTTATGGCTAGTTTGTTTGAAGGCTTAACCGTCGATATGTTATATGACAAATACAACATGTATGAATTAAACAATGCTCTGGCAAATCTATATGTTAAGTTAATCGGAGGGGAGCCAGAAGACCCAAAGGAGACAACTTAACACCCGGCGAGGCATTAGAAAAGTTTTACGAGTTTATCAGAAACGTAATCAAATCTGACTACGGAGTATCTATAAAAGATGTCATGGAGACAAACTGGATTGATATGCTGGAAGTTTTAAAGCCTGCAGAAGTCAAATCTGAGGAAGTGATGTCGTTAGAAGACTTTGTTGGGACTCTAAATGGCGGATAAACTCCGCCTTTTTATTTTTGTTGAAAGGAGGAAAAATGGCAAAAGGTACACCACTAGGGAGTATGTTTATCGAACTTGGATTAGATACTTCTAAGTTTGACCCTAAGTTGCAAAGCGCAAAAAGAGCTGTTAATTATTTCAAAGCAGAGACGAGAGCTTTAGATGCCGCCTTAAAAAACACCGGAAACGCATTAAACAATAACGCAGCTAAAGCCAATGCACTACAAGCAAAATATAAGTCAGTAACACAGGCAATTGAAGCGCAAAAAAAAGTGTTAACGAGTTTGAAATCTGATTTTGACAAATTAGATCCAGGGACAGCTAAATGGGAAGCCGCAGCCGTTAATATTGAGAGAGAGAATGCAAAATTAGCAGCATTAGAGGGACAATTAGGAGCTGTAAAAAAAGCTTTTGAAGAAGTTTCTGCTCAATCCGGTTTTACTGGTTTTTTACAGCGCAGTGGCAAACAGATTGACTCTTTTGGTCAAAAAATGCAAAAACTAGGTGAAGCTACTAAATGGGTAAGCGCTGGATTTGGAGCTGGAGCATTATATAGCGTCAAGGCTGCAAGCGATTTTGAATCTGCGTTTGCTGGTGTAAAAAAGACTGTTGATGAAGTAAGAGATTCGAACGGAAAAGTTATTTACTCTTATGATATGTTGTCAAAAGGAATTAGAAACATGTCTAAACAGATACCTGCATCAACGACGGAGATTTCTCATGTTGCGGAAGCTGCTGGTCAGCTAGGTATCAAAACAAAGGATGTTTTAAATTTCACTCGTGTCATGATTGATATGGGAAAATCTACTAACTTGTCATCAGAAGAAGCTGCAACTGCATTAGCTAGGTTTGCTAATATCACACAATTAGATCCATCTAAGTACAGCAATCTAGGTAGCTCAATTGTTGAGTTGGGTAACAACTTTGCGACAACTGAAAAAGAAATCGTTGAAATGGGTCTTCGCTTAGCTGGTACAGGTAAGGTTGTAGGGTTGACAGACCCTCAAATTCTTGGCTTGGCAACAGCTATGAGTTCTGTTGGTATCGAAGCGGAAGCAGGTGGTTCGGCGTTTAGTCGTGTCATGCAAAAAATTAATACACAAGTGTTGTCTGGTGGCGAAGATTTGTGGAAGTTTGCAAAAATCGCTGGTAAATCTGCTGATGAATTTGCTGCATCTTGGAAGAAAAATCCACAAGAAGCCATTATTGATTTTGTTAAAGGGTTAAAACGCTTTAAAGAAGAGGGCAAAGACGTAACTGCTCACTTGCAAGATATTGGTATTGAATCAGTACGAGAAATTGACACATTACAACGTTTGGCTGGTGCTGGTGATTTACTTGGCGATGCATTTAAGTCCGCAAATAAAGGATTTAGTGAAAACAAAGCGTTGACTGATGAGGCTTCTAAACGATACGCAACTTTCCAAAGCAAACTACAACTCCTAAAAAACAAACTAAATGATGTAGCTGTCACAATGGGTGGACCATTAATGGATGCTGCTTCAAATGCCCTTGATGCATTGGAACCAATGTTTAAAGTTGTTAGGGATCTCGCAAAAGCATATTCTAACGCTAGCCCAGAAATGAAAAAACTTATCACATATGCAATTTTAGGTGCAACTGCATTTTCTCCATTAATGACTGCTATCGGTAAAACAACTTCTAACGTAGGTAGATTAGTAGGTTGGATAGGAAAGTTGTCTGGTGCAACGAAAGGCGCAAAAGCAGCAGAAGGATTAGCTACTGCTGTAGGCGGTCTAGGTGCTAATTCTGCAACAGCGGCAGCTAGTGTAGGGCTTTTAGGAAATCCAGTGACTTGGGGGGTCATCATCGGCGGTGCTGCGGTTATCGGAATAGGTATATTAGCTAATAAGATATATGAAGCTCACCAGCGTACACAAGAGTGGGGAACTAAAGTTAATCAGGTACAAGCCAATGAACTACAGGCTTTTAAAGATAAAGTTGATAAGACGAATCAGTCGATGGCAGGATTCAGAGGTGGAGCTGACCAAGTCAATGCTGTTAAGACAGCATTTCAAGGACTAGTTACCGAAATCGAAAAACTAGAAAATAAAGACTTAAGTAAAAACGTTAAATTAGCAGAGCAACTTGGTTTCAGTCAAGAAACGATAGAACAGTTGAAAAAATCAAGCAGGCAAACAATTGATAATGTCAAGCAGATGTCTGATGAAGTCATTAATATCTATCAAAACGCTAGCAACGAACATAGAAGATTAACTGAAGAAGAGAATGCTGTTGTTTTAGCAAATCAAAATGAGCTTATCAATGTGCAGCTATCAAAATTGAACTACTCTGCTAAAGAGAAGAAGGCAATTACCAAGGCGATGAATGGTGAGCTAGAAGCGTTAAATAGTCAGCAGTTAACTAAGGCTCTTGAAGTTACTGAAAAATGGATAAAAGCTGAAAATAAATCATATCAAAAGTTAAAAAGTGGTCTTAAAAAAGCTTATGACTCTATCAAAGGTGATGATGAAGCTGCTGTTAAAGCGAGGGAAGAAATCCACAAGAAACAGCAACAACTCGAAGCTGACCATTACTTGAAAATGGAAGCTTATGGCAAACGTTATGCTAAAATCCAAAAGAAATTGCTTAAAGGGACTGCGAAATATTTAGACCCGCAGTTGCAACAAGCGATGGTTAACGATGTCAAAAAGCAAATGAAGGAGCTTGGGTTATCTTATGAAGAGTTGATGAAGAAGACAACCAAAGCAGCATCTAAAGCTCAAGAAGTTAATACTATGTGGGCTAGAACTACTAAAAAATCAACAGAAGATCAAAAGGTGGCTAATTCGCAATGGAATAGCCTTGTCTGGAATCCCAAAACGGGTAAGTTGAAAACAAATGCTAAAGAGGAAGTAGCTAAAGCTCTTGAAGCGGAAGGTGGCTGGGACAGACTTAAGTTTATTGCAAAGAATGCAAATTTAGAGACTAACGCTCGTGTAACCATGGCAGAAGTTCTAGTCGAAACTGGCAAATGGGATGCTCTCAAACCAGAAGATAAAAAACTAATCGTTGATGGGCATCAAGGCATTCAATCCATAGTAGAAAGTGAGGAGCACTTAAAAATATGGAATAGTTTGCCAGAAGGCGTTAAGCGTATTCTAGGCGACAATAAAGATTTTCTTGATAAAAAAGGAGTTGCGACCAAAGCGCTTGAAAATTGGAATTCGTTGTCTCCAAAACAGCAAAAGTTACTAGCAAAAGATATGACTAGTTCTGATGTTGAGAAAGCAAAAAAAGCAGTCAACAGCATTGTTCAAAAGAAACCAACAAGCATTAAAGCTAAAAATGATACAAAACCTGATGTCAATTCTGCGCAACGAGCAATTGATAGCGCTAAACAACGTCAACCTATCTCAATTAGAGCTAGGAATGACGCAGGAGGAGTCATAGAACAACTATTAGCTAGCATACCGAGAACGGTCACTATAGGAATCGCTGCTGCTGCAGCTAATGCCTTTAAGTTCGCAAATGGTACTGATTATCACCCAGGCGGTTTCGCAATGGTCAATGACCAAAAAGGGCCTTTATATAAAGAACTAGTAACTTTACCGAATGGACAATCATTCATCCCAGATGGCCGTGATGTAGTATTACCACTGCCGAAAGGTTCGAAAGTCATGAAAGCTAGTATGACCAGGGACTATATGAAAAATTTAGGAATACCTAAATATGCTAACGGCGTTGGAATTCCTAAAGATTCGACGTTTGTCAAAAGCATTACAATCCCTAAGAGGAGAGTATCAGAAACGACATCATACGACGACTCTAATATTGCAAGAATTTTGAATGAAATTTTACTAACGCTTAGAACAAAAAATCATGAGACAGAAAATGGCGATGTCTATTTAGATATGAGAAAGGTCGGCAGGATGATTAAAGAACACAACGAGTCTGAAAGTATCATGCTTAAACGAATGCGAGGTGAACTGTCATAGGGAAAGTTACAATGAAATTTGATGGTATAGATCTATCTAATGTCATAGAGATACACGACATCAAAAGAGACGTCGGAAATACACGTAATGTTGTTTCAAGTAGCGCTTTAAAAATTGGCGAGCACGTTCAATCTGTGCACGTTGGAGCTAAAAAAATAAGTGTTGATTTTTCTATTTGGACCAGAAATAGAAACGAGGTAAAACATAATTTAGCGAAGGTTTTCAACAGAACAACACCTAGAAAATTGTTTTTTTCTGACGAACCAGATAAATATTATATGGCAATAGTTGTAGATGACATACCGATGGTTGAAGATGTTATCAAGCGTTCAATAGGGACTATCACTTTTTTAATTCCAGATGGCGTTGCGCATTCAACTACTTACAAAAAGTTTTTAGATTACACGCAAGATGGAAATAAATTAATCTTTAAATTGCAAAACGAAGGTAACACAAATGCGTTGCCAATTATCAAAATAAAACACAACTCCGAAAACGGCTATATTGGTATTGCAAACGAAACAGGTGCTTTTGCGCTTGGATCATCAGAAGAAGAAGACGGGACTATCGTGCATCGTAACGAAGTCCTTTTTGATTACTCAAAAGCGATAGCGAAAGCTTTGGAGGGTGCGCCAAACGTCGCAAAACTTAATCACATGCCACCTTCTTTCGATACAGAACTTAAACGTATGCGTATTGATAACATCTTAGGTTCTGGCAAAGGCGGTGAATATGTTGTTATTGGAAATAGAGGTACTACTCCTGGCTACACAGAGCACGTTGGGACTCGAACGTTTATTATCAATCCTGATTCAAATGGGGAATATACTCTCAATGAACATTTGTGGTGGCAACAGATTTTTATTGCTACTGCGCAGGATCAAAAAGGTTTTTTAAAGCTTTGTGTAACAGGAATCGATGATGAAGGAAATGACGAGTTTCTGTATGGAATCGAAACTTACAAACGAAAAAATGGTTTTGAAGCAGAATACAATTTCTTTGCTCTGGATGATGACGGTGTTGGTTGGAGATTTTATAAGCAGTTTGAATTTCAGGCAGATAGAAATTATCACAATCCTTTTTCGATGGATAGAAGCAGAGCTGTTGAGATTTTCAGGGAAGAAGACAAGTTTCGTATTTATTTTAATGGGGCACATCATCATGTAACTGTTCCGTCCCTTAAAGGGAAAAAATCCCGCAAGATACATCTTGCAATGGGGACATGCAGTGATAGCTCTAAATATATCAACTACAACCTGTTTGAAAAAGTCAATTTTGAAAAAATGGGCGTGTCTCATTACAACAATATCGTCAATAAATATCAACCAGGTGACGAAGTTATTATTAATTTTGAAAATGATACAGTCAAAACTAAAGATATTGACTCCCTGCAGGATATGGTTTTAGGCTCTCAACCAATATCTATTCCACCGGGTGAGTCTGAACTCGTCATCAATGTGTCTAAATTTTCTTCAACAGACCCTGACATCGAACTATTGTTAGAAGAGAGGTGGTTGTAATAACTCTAGTAATACACGACGCAAAACTACATCCAGTTTTGCTTTTAGACAATGAGCGACAAGGAGCACTTAATTATTATGATGATTTGTGGACTAGACAGCTCACAACTGGTTCGTCAGCATTTGAGTTTTCTGTTTATAAAAAATCGCTGTTGGGTGATAATCCACTTAATCACAAATATCACGCACTAAACGATCAAGCATTTGTTTCTTTTGTACACAAAGATAAAGTACAATTGTTTAACATCATGCGAGTCGAGGAAACAGAGACAACAATACATTGCTATTGCGAAAATCTTAATTTAGAGTTACTAAACGAGTATTGCAACGCATATAAAGCAACTAAAGCAATGTCATTTGAAGAGTATCTTGTGCAGTTTGATATTTTAAATTGGGGTGCTTTGACAATTGGCACAAACGAAGTTAAGGACAAAAAACTGACATTGGAATGGACTGGTCAAGACACTAAGTTAGCTCGTATTTTGTCAATTGCTAATAATTTTGATGCAGAAATCGAATTTGAAACTCAATTACACAACAATCACACGTTTAAAGCGTTTATTGTAAATGTGTACAAGGAATACGAAGAGGGCGTGTCCTATGGCGTAGGTCGTGACCGCAGCGACATAGTGTTGAGATACCAAAAAAATATCGCTGGTATTACTAAAAAGCTTGATAAGCGTCAGATTTATAACGCAATACGTCCTTACGGTAAAAAGACTGTAAAAGGTGAGCGTGTTGTCTCTAATCCTGTTACACGTAAAGTCACTAAGACAGTTGGCTCTAACAAGACTTACTTAGGCGGCGATATTAAATATTACGGTCACACAATAAAAAAAGCCAACGTACAAGCGATTATAAACTACGCTGTACAATACAACATTTTGCCAAGTGGAATCATCACGCAACTTTATTTAGAGAGCTTTTGGGGTGACTCAACTGTCGGTAGGCGTGATAACAACTGGTCAGGAATGACAGGTGGAGCACAGACACGTCCTAGCGGAGTAAAAGTCACTACTGGTATGGCTCGTCCTGCAAACGAGGGCGGAACGTACATGCACTATGCTAGTGTAGACGACTTTTTAAAAGACTACACTTATCTTTTAGCAAAACAAGGGATTTATAATGTCGTCGGCAAAAAGAATATAGCAGACTATACAAAAGGGCTTTTTAGAGCTGGTGGAGCTAAATATGCAGCAGCAGGATATCAAAGCTACACAAATTTGATGACTAATATCCGAAATGGTATCAATAAAGTAACTGGAAATATCCTAGATACTATTGATAAGCTGTGGCAAACGCCAGTACAGCCTATAACAGCCGTAAACGTAGCTAGAAGAGCTACTAAGACAATGCAAGCACTAAATGAAGCTACTAGACTTAAAGGTCGCAGAATCGGCTCAGGGCAGTGTTATGCTTTGTCTGGTTGGTACGCTAAGAAGTTAGACGGAGCTTGGATTGATAGTTCCATCGGTGGTATCCGTGGTCGCATTGGCGGTGGGATGGCTGCTGCTTTAATCGGTACTGACTATAACTGGGGGGCGTATGGTTGGAAGGTAGATAAATCACCTAACGCTAGAAACTTAAAAGCTGGTGGTATTTATAATGTACGAGCAAATCGAGGCGCTCCTTTTTATACCACAGGCTGGGGGCATACAGGTATTATCAAGAGTGTGTCCAAGACCAGAGTTACTGTTTTGGAGCAAAACTTTGTTGGCCGCATGTATGTTGTCGAAAACTCATATGACATTAACTCTTTCGCATCTGGATTACAAACAGTATGTTACCCTCGTGAAATAGCGCAAGGTATGTCTGTCAATGGTGCGACTACTCAGCAAATCACTGGCGGAACACAGATATCGTACGAAGAAGTTGTACAAGAGGCGCAAACAGAAACATATGAAGAAGAGCAAATCATCTATATCGATAACTCTATCTACAAAGAATGGAAAGACGAAAACGGTAAAGTAGAATACTATCTCAAAAACGGCTTTTTATATGCTCCTCTATCACGAGACCGTTATCCATCTGTGCTGACTGGTAACGAAACACGAGATAACTGGATTCGTAAAGACATGGAAGTTGAGACTGACAGTCAGGATGTCTTGATATCAACTGCTTTAAAAGATTTAAAAGCACACGCTTATCCAGCTGTCACTTATGAAGTCGATGGATATGTTGATTTAGAACTTGGTGATGTTGTGCGAATACAGGACGACGGATACGAGCCACCGCTAATTCTCACAGCGAGGGTTATTGAGCAAGAAATATCAATAACAAATCCCAGCTCTAACAAAACTAAATTCAGCAATTTTGTCGAAAAAGAAAGTCAGTTAGCTTCCGACTTAATTAGTGATATGTTGCGTCTATACGATGAGTCAATTCCATACGATATACAACTAGCGACTTCAAACGGAGTCGCTTTTAAAAATGGTACTGGTGAGTCTGTATTAACGCCTAGCCTGCAAAAAAACGGGAAAGATTACGATGCTATTTATTTTTATAAAAATTGCGACTCACTGATTGAGATAGGTCCTTCGCTAACAGTTAAAGCAAGTGACTTTAACCATGTTTTAAACATAACAGTCGAAGCTTATGTTAACGAGGAACTTGTAGCAAGTACGCAAATATCCTTTACAGATACTGAGGATGGAGAAAAAGGCGATGATGGTGCTACATCATGGACAGCGTGGGCCAATTCGAAAGATGGAAAAGTTGACTTTAGTATTACTGAAGCTAAAAATAGAAGATTTATCGGTACTTATACTGGATTAACGCAATCAACAAATTATCTTGACTACAAGTGGATTGATATGTCTGCTAATGTTGTCATTGGTACTCAAAATTTACTTGATGGTACAAAATCATTTTCTGGAAGTTGGTTTACCGAAGGTACAATATTTGAGACTACAAAAATCAGCGAATATCCATTTGAATTTAAGAAATGGAAGTCTGGAAATAAGGTTAGTCACACTATCGAGTTTGATGTTAAAGCTGGTGTAACATACACTTTTACAGCTGCTATAGCAAGAGAAAATGCTGGAAGATTGTACTTCTATTTGTATGACTTGTTTGCAAACCATATCACAAGTAACACACCTCGTGAGACGATAATTGAAAATGTCACTACAGATATCCAGATGTTTAAAGTTACATTTGTACCGCTCAGAGACGGTAAAATAAAACCACGCTTTGCCATGCTTGCCAGTGATGCAGGTTGGTTTATGACTGGTGGATATATGCTTGTCAAAGGTAATAAATCTGGAGATTGGCAAGAGTCAGAAGCTGATAAAGCAAGTAATCTTGATTCAAAAGCTGATCAAGAATTAACCCGAGCACAAATTCTAGCTCTTGAAGAAAGAACTGCTATAGCAAGAGAAAATGCAATTGCTGAGGCTATGCAGCATACACTCAGCGAAGTTGAAACTAAGTGGAAGCTTTGGTATGACTTAAATACGATAGACGAAAAGCAAAAAGTTGCAAACGACATTGCTCAATTGTTTGATCGTACAACTGAGTTTAAACAACTTTTAGGTGAGGCAAGTGCAAAATTTAGCTTTATCAACAACGAGACATTGATTGGTGAAGAGGGGATTGCCATTGGTGACAAAGATGGCAAAGCTAAGTTATTCCTATCAAATGACAGCATCTCCTTTGTTACTAATGGTGTTGCTCAAATGACACTAACAGGTGATACCTTAACGATAAAGAATGGTCTGTTTACAGAGCGTATACAGATTGGAAATTTTGTTGAAGAAGTCTATGACAGAAATCCATTATTTAATGTAATCAGAGCGATTAGGAATAGTTAGGAGGTGAGAAATGGGAACATCAACATTTAGTGGAACTTGGGGTAACAATCTAACATTAGATGTACGAACAAGCTATACACAAAATTTAGTTGGTAATTACAGTACGGTCACAGTTAAAGTCTACGAAAAAATTAGCTCCTATGGTTATATTGACTACCCTGGCGAACGTACAATGACAATAGTTGTTGATGGCAAATCTTATAATGAGAGTGTCAACGTAGACATTAATTATGGTCAGACAAAAGAATTAGGTACATATAGCTACCGTATAAATCATAACTCTTATGGATCAAAACCAAAATTTAATGTTACGGTAACGCTGCCTATCAATTTTAGCAACTATGGGTCGGCATCAGTAACAAATTCAGTTAGCTTACCAACAATAAAGCGTGCTAGTACAGCGACAATAGCAAGCGGAAATATTGGTAGTGCAGTTGCTATTACTATCAAAAGACAATCAGATACTTTTAGACACACATTGAAATTTGATTTTAAAGGTCTAACAGGCACGATTGCATCTTTAGTTGACACATCTTACTCATGGACGTTGCCTGCATCACTGTCTGTCTTGATACCAAATGACCGAAGTGGTACAGGAACTTTGATTGTAGAAACATTTACAAGTGATAGTCAAAAAATCGGTGAGAACAAGTATACCTTTACTGCAACAGTGCCAGACATTGCTGCATATAAGCCAATATTGGCAAGTATTAGTTTATCTGATGCTAACACTCTGACAGGTAGTTTGATAACTGGCAATAACTATGTCAGGAACATGAGTAAATTAAAGGTGTCTTTTGGTAACTCGGCAGGTGCTAATGGTTCAACTATTAGCTCATATAATGCTGAAATTGTTGAAAAAGGCAAAGCTATTTTTGGAAATGGTAGTGTTTTTGATATGTTGGATTTTGTTGGAACAGCAACAATCAGAGCTACGGTAACTGATAGCAGAGGTCTAACATCAGAACCAGTTGACACAAAAATTAATGTTATTGATTATTTTTTACCAATTGTTACAAGTGCAAAAGTAGTCAGGTCTCAGCAAAATCCTGATATTTTACAAGTCTTGCCATTTGTTAAGATTGCACCAATTATAGTTGGTGGAATACAAAAAAACCAACTCAAAATGTCGGTATCTGTTGCACCATACAATACTGGTATCTATGCAGTTGATAGTGGCGCAGCTACAAATACCTGGTCAACAATTTCCCAAATGTCAGGTGCCCCTTTAAATCTTGGCGGCACTTATGACAAGTCAAAATCATGGCTTGTTAAGATTTCGGTGAGTGATAACCTAATGTCAGCAACACCAATAATCCAACCAGTTGCAAGTGAGTTTGTACTTGTAACTAAAGCACCTTCTGGTGTTGCATTTGGGAAAATTTGGGAACATGGTATTATTGATGCCAAAGGCGATGTTTATGTTGATGGTAATATTTATTGTGGCGATAAGCCAATCCAACAAAAACAACTCGCTCTTAACAACGGCGGTTCTTTTAGACATGACGACACTGACCTAAATAGCTTGCAAGACACAGGTTTTTATTGTGTATTTAGAGGTGCTAATAGACCAAGTGGTGCTGGACCGGGCTATTTAACAGTTGTAAGACACGAGACAGCCAATTACGCTTATCAACAATTTTATGACCGCACGAACAAAACCATTTTTACAAGAGTTTTGGAAAATGGGTCATGGAGCGGTTGGAGTGAGTACGCTAAAAAAGATAGCTTACCGCAATCCGCACCAGCGGTAGAAGATACTGGTTGGCAATACATCGGCAACGGTTTTAATTACAGGAAAATTGGTAGCATGGTCACTATTAAATATGACTTTGCAACAAATGGAATAAACCAGTTTACGGTCGGTTCCATGCCAACGAATTTAATTCCAAACGAAATGATGTTTGCGGTTACTGCGTGGACTGTGCAATTAAATGTATTAAATGTACAAGTTAGTGCAGATGGTCGTATTTTATGGTTCAACCCATCAAAATGGGCGGTTAATGTTAAAGGACAAATCAATTGGATAATATAAAAGGAGGAGTTATGCTAGATTTTTTGAATAGGTATCCAGTTTTACTGGAAGACAAGAGTGTAAAAGAGACTAAAGCGATTTTATCTTTTACATCTAGTACAATCAAAGCAAATTTTGAAGTGACGCTACCAGCGGAAGAAAACGACAAGAAGTTTGCTGAAACTTTAAAAACGTGTGAAAAGCTTATCTTTGAGCAACTTTACAAAGACAAAGCAGAAGCAGAACAATTTGAAAAAATTAATGACGCAATTGCTAAGTCAAAGGCGCAATCAGATAAAGCGGAAAATATGATTAAACTGATGTCAGCAACTGTTAACGATTTGATTAAGACAATGGCTGACGGAGGAAAATTAAATGATACAACGCTTAACAACGTTAGCGAAAATAGCAGTACACATATTTAAAAACAAAAAAGGAGAAAAAACAATGATGATTAATTACTTTGCAATGCAGATTGAACTTGGGTGGATTACTATTGATGATGTTCCTGCGTTTTGCCGTGAGCGAGTACGCAAACTAATCGAAGTTTCAACGGTTGGTACAGAAGAAAAATGAGGCAATGAATGAACATTGACATACTACAAATTGGCGCAGCAAGCGGGGCGATTTTATCGGTAGTTGGATTGTGGGCGTTTGTTGTTAATCCGTTTAAAACAGCGATGCAAAAAAACGAAGATACAATGAGCGCCCTTAAAGACACAATAAAAGAACTGGCTTACGAACTAAAAGACTCACAGCGTGACAGGGAAAAGATACATAAAATCTTGGATATCCACGAGCAACGACTCGGAAAAACAGAAGACGACATCATTGTCAACAAGGAACAAATAAAAACATTATTTAATAGGAGAAATAAATATGATTAATTTAAAATTACGACTACAAAACAAAGTAACTTTGATGGCTATTTTAGGAGCTATATTTTTGCTAGCGCAGCAATTAGGTATTAAATTACCGTCAAATATTGCGGATATTGCAAACACAGCAGTAACGCTTTTGGTATTACTTGGAGTTGTTACAGACCCAACAACCGAAGGTCTTTCAGACAGTGAGCAAGCATTGACTTACCACGAGCCAAAAAAATAGGAGGGGACATGCGTGCAATCACTAAAATAGCAATGGTACTAGCAATAGCAATACTGTACATACCGCTTGCAGTGGTTGCTTTTTTTAGTTATCCGATTTATTTACTTTTTGGAAAGGAGGAGTAAATGGCAACTTATCAAGAATATAAAAGCAGGTCAAATGGTAACGCTTATGATATTGATGGGTCTTTCGGTGCACAATGTTGGGATGGCTACGCAGATTACTGTAAGTATCTAGGACTGCCATACGCAAACTGTACAAATACAGGATACGCAAGGGATATATGGGAGCAACGTCACGAAAATGGTATCTTAAACTATTTTGATGAAGTGGAAGTTATGCAAGCTGGTGATGTTGCTATTTTTATGGTTGTTGACGGTGTAACGCCTTACAGTCATGTAGCAATTTTTGACAGCGATGCAGGAGGCGGATATGGCTGGTTTTTGGGGCAAAATCAAGGCGGTGCTAATGGCGCATACAATATTGTAAAAATCCCATACTCCGCAACATACCCAACTGCCTTTAGGCCAAAAGTTTTTAAAAATGCAGTTACTGTTACAGGTAATATAGGACTAAATAAAGGCGATTATTTTATTGATGTATCAGCTTATCAACAAGCAGACTTAACCACTACTTGTCAGCAAGCTGGCACTACTAAAACGATTATCAAAGTATCTGAGTCGCTCGCTTGGCTGTCTGATAGGCATCAACAACAAGCAAACACAAGCGACCCAATTGGCTATTACCACTTTGGACGTTTTGGCGGTGATAGTGCTTTAGCGCAACGGGAAGCAGACTTATTTTTGTCTAACTTACCAAGCAAAAAAGTATCATACTTAGTCATTGACTATGAAGATTCCGCAAGCGCAGACAAGCAAGCTAACACAAACGCAGTTATTGCATTTATGGATAAAATCGCTAGCGCTGGTTACAAGCCTGTTTACTACAGCTATAAGCCATTTACGCTTAATAATATTGATTATCAGCAAATTATCGCTAAGTACCCAAACAGCATTTGGATAGCTGGTTATCCAGACTACGAAGTACGAAAAGACCCACTTTGGGACTATTTCCCATCAATGGACGGCGTGCGCTGGTGGCAATTTACAAGCGTCGGAGTCGCTGGGGGACTAGATAAAAATGTCGTTTTATTAGCTGACGACAATAGCCAAGTGACTGTACCAAAAGCAGATAAACCGCAAGAAGCAGTTAGCTTTAATCAGCGTTTAGATGTTAATACTAAGCTAGATAACTCAAATACGCCGTACTACGAAGCGACTCTAAGCACAGATTATTACGTAGAATCTAAACCAAACGCAAGTAGCACCGATAAAGAGTTTATCAAAGCGGGTACTCGTGTGAGAGTATACGAAAAAATAAACGGTTGGTCACGTATTAATGCACCGCAATCCGACCAATGGGTCGAAGATAAGTATTTAGCTAATGCCACACAAGTATAAAACAGGAGGTAAAGCTCCTTTAGATAAGACAAATGCCCTCGCTTTGCGGGGGCTGTTTTTTATTGCAAAAAAATTTCGCATTTATTGACAAAAAGTTCAAGACATGTCATAATGAGGGTGGTTATAGAAGATAAATTTCGTTCATTTATCATCCTTTCTAACCCAACGTCTTCGTTGTTCGTTGAACCCGTAGTGATACGGGCGTATGACTGAAAGCACATCATACGGCTTGGCAGAGCTTAAGAACTGTTCTCTTGCGATAAGCCTAAGAAGCACAATAGAGAGTTAGAGTTTTGCACCTCTAATCGTTAGCCCTGACCGGAGGATATTTCCGGTCCGTGCTTTTTTTATTTTGTAGAAAGTTTTTTGATAGTGGATCTCAAAGAAATAGTTAATGATTATGAGCTAAATTTTTGTGGGAAAAGGTGTAAAGTTGAGACTAATTTTAAGCATTTACCCGAATTTATGATTTTATTTGATATAAGAGATTTGTATCATCTTCTAGGTATTCATAAGTTGAAAACAAAGTATCGCGCAACAAATTGGGTTGAAGCTGTGAAAGCAGATGTTTTCCTCTTATCGAATTATTCAAAACATCCAAATTTTAGAGAAGTTCTTCCTAGAGTCGATAATTATAATTTTTTATATGAAATATTCTATCAGTTTAGAGTTAACGTCTGTATTTTAGATAAGGATTTAACTAAAAATACAATGAAATTGAGTGTTGTTTTTTATAAAGACAACAAGAAGAAATTAGTTGTTGTAGGATTAAAAAGAGATGAGACAGGGGTCTTTAGGCCAGCTACGTTGCATGAGAGCCGAAACAACCTCTACAAGCGAATTCGGCATACTGCTATAAAATCAATAACTTGGATTTAGAACATACCTTTTGTGCTGATTACCTCTATTGACACACTCGCATAATCATGAGATAATCACAGTAGCAAGAATCGCCTGAAAGTAGCAGTAGATGCTGTCAAAGAAAAACTGAAATAAATATTAACCGCTCTCTATTGAGGGCGGTTTTTTGTGTGTCTAGAGTTTGCTTTCAATTAATTGTTTTAATTCTAATAAGTCTTCTTTTGTAGCATTTTTGTTAATAAAACTACGAGCAGTAGATCGTTTTGATAGATAGGTTCTATGTTCTCTATTGTTTTCTGCCCACTTTTTATTTGCTTTTTCTTGAGGTGTTAATTCTTTATCCATTTCAATCATCCTTGTTAATAAAGTAAAATACAACTAAACAAATTGCGAAAATAATCAAATATTTCATATTTGTCTTAGATATGATATACTATCAGTAGTGGCAAGGGGCTTGAGCCCCAAACTACTACTAGAACCTTATTTGAATCTCCGTGGCCGGTTTTTCTTTTTAGGTTCTTTTTTTATTGCTGTGATTATGCTTGCTATACCAACCAACAGAGTTCCGATTGAAGTAAGCAAATCAGCAATTTCTGATATTCTCATATCTTCCTCCTTTCTATATATAATTATAATACATGTACTATATAAAGTCAATACTTTTTTTTAAAAATATTTATCTTTTTGTCTATCAGAACAGAAAAATTTAAAATTGTCTATTTTTAGGATTTTTTATCGAATAGATAGATAGGAGGATAAAATATGTTATATATAGATGAGTTTAAAGAAGCGATTGATAAAGGATATATTTTAGGAGACACAGTAGCGATTGTGCGCAAAAACGGACAGATTTTTGATTATGTATTGTCTGGTGAGCCTGTGAGACCGTGGGAGATGTTAATGGAAGTGGTGGAAGAAGTGCTAATGGAATTAGAGTAA